GACGCACGACTTTTGTCGACCGGATTTGAAGGGACCGGCCCTAGCCTCTTACGAGGCTCAGAACTTGTTAGATGATAACGCGTACTTTACCATCCAAATTATATAGATCAACCACCCCTCGAGTAATACCTTTCGGCAGGGGGCCGATGAATTTCTGTCGACCTCTTACTTTGAGTTTTTTATAAATACGTCATACAGCTTGCCCAACGGAGAGGAGACTCTCCTCATCTTTTTTAAATTTCCGTTTGGACTGGGTCTCGTTCAAAATGTTATCCATTTCTTTTAACTTAGGAACTATGTTTTTAAAAATGGTTCTTATCATTTGGATTTCATCCATGTCCCTTTCATACAACTCACCCAGCAACATGCGGATCCGAGTACCTAAAGGTACATTGGACACTAGATCGGTGACCACCTTCCTAAAACGGGTAAACTTAAGAAAGTAGGGCGGCATGCCTACTACGAATTTTTTGAACTCATAGTCCACTTTAGCCTTTTCAGACCAAGTCTGGGACAGTTTAAGTGTCAACTGTTGTGAAGTCATATTTGGGGACTTATCTAGAAACACGCGTAAAGGTTCCATGAACAATAAGTCCAACATCTGAGCCCTTAATTGAGCCGTGGGTTCTAACCACAATGAAAAGTCTACAGAACCGTCTGAAGGGGAATCAATCACTTCTTCTAAATTGGTTTTACTGACATCATTTGCTTTAGCGACAGCAAAAAACGTTAACACAGCTAGAGCCTGAAGTTTCTTTTTTTCAGGAACTAGATTTATTATAGTTTTAAGCTTTGCCTCAGTTAAGTGATATCTCGAACGTAAATCTCGAAGAAGAGAGAGACAGAACCCAGGATATTTTCGGGTTTTATCAATTAAAGTTCATGGACATGGAGTCACGATGGATCCCTGACATACAATCATTTTCGCAAATTCTGCCGAAGCAGGAGCTATAATAGTCTTTTGCCAGGATATAGTCATATTTAATTGATCCTCAACTATCCACCTATATATCTTTGCTATATCTTCATTGAAGATAGCAATGTCATCACCTAAGACAGCATAGTCCAAGAAAAGATTTCCTCTGCAACTAGCACCAATTATTGATGCAGCTGTTTGAACTATCGCGTGATGGCATAAAGCTAGACCACCCGTGAAGCTCGAAAGAAAACCCATGGGAATACCTGTACCGTACTTGATGTAGGAAGATCTCCGCTCAGTCTTTAACTGTTTTGTTTTCAGACAGCAATATTTAACATTGTATTCCACGTAAAACTCCCGGTCAACCATAAGGGATAGTCACTTTTGGGCTAACTCATCACCTAAGAAATCGGATGCGACACGGAAGACTAATTCTTGAGGCAGTATGTCTGTGGCATCTTTCAAATCAAAGGAGTAAACTTTGGTACCTAATTGAGTCGCCTTAAAGATTTTGGCTCTGCCAGCATCTTGATTAAAGGTAAAATCAGTAGGTAACCTCCGTAAAACTACATTGAAATATTCATGAAAGGGCTTCAACAGCGTCTGCGTCAGAATGTCTCCTATGGCGACTTTCCGCGTTTTACCCGCCTTATCGGGGATAAAACAAATTCTTGATGCTTGGAAGTTCTCAGTGTTCAACTCTTTTAAACCAGGATGTCCTGCAAAAGCAAGTGTCTGGATACGGAATTTGTTTATGAACCAGTAAATATTGGACCATACGCCTCGATTCCTTGAATGCGATAAAGCAATGATATCTTTATAACAAGTATACCACCCCGGACTACCGTTAGGACCTCCCTTTGGGGAGTCGAAATAAAATTCGGCCGGTTCTTTGACTTCGAATTCGAAGTCTGGTGCTTTAAAAAGTTTTTTATAATTAATGCCCGAGAATCGATCCAATTTTGGAGACGGACGTATATTGACAATCGATGTCAGATCATATTGCAATTCATCAGAACTGAGTTCGTATGTTTTCAATAAGGATAAGAAACATCTTCTCCAATTCTCCTTGTTATTTTTGTAAGATAAAGTTTTACTTAAGGGACCGATCTTGGGTAAACCCCGTCGGTTCGTTGCTGTAGGGTACTTGTAACTCATTGTAGTTTCGGTACGTGTCAAATAGAAAACATACCTATTGAAGATGTCTTTCCTTCAAGCAAGTCAACGTGTTGGGCC